GGGCGAGTTGGCTGATGAAGCTTACGACAAGATCGTAGTCTTCGCCTACCACACCGACGCAATCCAGACGCTTTACGATAAGTTGAGGGACTTCAATCCGGTCGTTGTTGCAGGAGGTATGCCAACGGCTGAACGCCAAGCGGCGATTGATAACTTCCAGACTGACCCGAAGGTGCGCGTATTTATCGGCCAGATCACAGCCTGCTCGACAGCCATCACATTGACCGCCGCAAATCAGGTAGCGTTTGTGGAGATGGACTGGCTGAACTCTACTAACGCACAAGCCGCCAAGCGTTGCCACCGGATCGGCCAGTTAAAGCCAGTGATCGTTCGCGTGTTCTCGTTAGCCAATTCGGTAGACGAACACGTCAACAAGATACTTGCGCGTAAAGCCCAGATGATTTCGGAGGCTTTAGATTAAGAAGGGCCGATGGGTGACTTCCAAACCCACCGGCCCTTCCTTTTACTTAACTCATAATAGGTCATCCAAATCTGAGATGTCTGCGGACGGACGTTCCGTCGCAGTGAACTCGTCCGCAGCAGACAGACGGCCGTCCATACGGGGGCCATCGCCTACCTTCTGAAGATTGCCCAGTGAGAAGGCAACGCCATTGTTGCCGTTCACGCTGTACGCATACGCCCGCAGTGAGGCGCGAACCTTTGCACCCGGATAGATTTCCTTGGGGTCAGTAATCGGAGCAGGCTTGCCGTTCTCGCCAGCAAACTTGCTGACCACACCGGGCTGCTGCTTCGACTTGACGTTCATGAAGACCGACCCTTCAGGGTAGCCCTTCTCTTCGCCATCGTTGCGGAAAGGCATACGGATTTTGCCGCCTTCCATCAACGCCTTGGTCTTGTCTCCCCACTTCTCCTTGGCCACAGCAGCCGCCGTCGCCTTCAGTTCGGACATGTCAGTCCCGTCAAGGAATACAAGGCAGCAAGAATAAACTGGCTCACTTGCACCCGGAGGGGTCTGTGGTTCGAACACATGCGGATAAGAGATGATTGCTTCAGGTGTAATAACTTTTGACATCGGTGTTTCCTTATTCAACGGTAAAGTCATCTGCTGCCAACGTGGCAACAGCGGGACGGTTATCTGTATCAGCGACCATTGATGTGCCGGATGATACAGCGATGACGAGCGATGTCGGCAAGTTCTTCTTGCCCACGATACGCTCGATCTGAGGTGGCGACTTCAACTTCTTTTCGTAGATGTCGTCGTCATCCAGACCTTCTTGTGCGGCCCAAGCCACAAATTCTTCTTCGACACGCCAGCGACGGGTCGGTCGTTTCTCAACCAGCTTGTAGCCGGGAAGACCGCCGCCCGTTTCCAACAGGCTATTGGCGTGGCGGCGCAGAGATTTAATCCACTCTTCGATCAGCGGAACCCGTTCCAAATAGTCCGCGACTTCCTGCGGAGTTAGGTCATTGACGGTTCGTACTGTGCCGAACTCGTCTTGTGCAATCTCAAGGGCGTTGTTGCGCAGGGCCGAACAGGTTCCCGCCGCCAGACAGAATTTGCAGTGGTCGCCAGAGATGCGCGGTGCGTCCGGCTTCATGGCTGCGTGCGCTGCATCAATAAGGTCTGTGCCAAAGTCCATGATCTCGTCGCGGGTGTAGCTATACTCCCGTATCGGCCCATCGGGGTGCATGGCGCGTGGCTGGATAACAACCGTCACGACCTTGTTGACGGGAGCCTTGTCGCCAATCTCTAATATGCCACCGAGCGCATAATATTTAAGCTGCTCGTTATGCTCGACTTCAACCGCGACACCTTGGCCGTGTTTATAGTCAAGGACGTAGAGCGTCCCGCTCTCTTTGCCGTAGATGATGCAGTCGGCCGTGCCGAACATCGGCATGGGCGGATCGAGTTTGTCGAGGCTGAAGCGTTTCTCATAGCGGCATAGGCTTGGTTCCAACGCGGCTGTTGCGCGGATGTGGTCGATGTAAACCTGCACCGCACGGGCCATGTTGTCGTCAACTATGTGGCCGTTATGCGCTTCGCCAATGAAGGCGAAGGCATCTTCATGTCCATTGACTAAGCAGAACTCACCAAATTCATGCGCCGCTGTACCCAGTTCGGCGTAGGGTGAACTCTCGTTAGGAAATGGGGCCTCCGCTTCTAACGAGCCGGGGCAGTTGATGCGGCGCTTCGCATTCGATGCGCCAAACTTTGCGTGTGCTGTCATTTCCGATACCTCTTTCCTTCTTTGCCCTCGGCGTTGATTGGGCAGCCTTCGGCCCATGCAGGAACTCGTGTCATGATGTCAATCATTTCGTCGAGCGAACCAAAATCATCTGGCACTTCGCAAATGATTTCATCGTGTACGGACAGGATGACATTGTAGCCTTTAAGTTCCAACGCCATCATGGCCGTGGCCATCATGTCACGGGCGGTTGCTTGCACCACGTTCTCCGTCAGTAGACCGCCCCAGATAATCTGGGATGTCCACTGTCGCGTCACACTATTCAGCGTATCGACTTGGGCTGTGTCGCGCATAGCCCCCCAAGGTGTCTCTCGCTGAATGATGCGCGGATTGTGGTATGTAAGCAACCGCCCGCTAGGTAGTGGAAGCTTGACCGACCCAACACGGCCAGCGTCCTTCACCATCTCTACAAAATCGTTCTCAACATCGCGCCAGTATTGCGCGATCCGGTTATTCTTTTCACGGTAGACGGCCACGATGCGCTTGGCTTCGTCCTCGTTTACCCTGATCCCCATCGTGGCGCACTGCTCGGCAAAGCGTTTGCCGCCCATGCCGTAGCCGCAACCCAAAATCGCCATCTTACCAACTTGGCGCTGTCCGTCAGTGACGCTATCCACGCCCACGTTGTAGATGGCCGATGCCATTTCTTTATACACGTCTCCCCCCTTTCGGAACGTCTCAACGAGATCGCTCTGCCCTGCTACCCACGCAAGAACGCGGGCTTCAATCGCCGAATAGTCGGCGAACATAAGACGGTGGCCCTCATCGGCTACCAGCATCGAGCGCAACAGGTCGGACGCTAGGACCGTTCCGGCCCCATGTTCCGACACATCCTCGCCCGCTTTAAGTTTGGCGATGATTTCGTCCAACTCGTCTTGTTTCTTTTGCGGACGCGGGAAGTTCTGCGGCTGCACCAACTTGCCCGACCAGCGGCCCGTTGCTGCGCCATGATAAACAAGAAGGCCGCGCATTCGTCCGTCCGCGTTCACCGCGTGCAGCATCGCGTCATACTTGGCTGTGCTGGACTTGGCTCCGTTCTGCCTAAGCTTCAGAACCTCACGGATCACGGGGTGCAATCGGTCAAAAGATAACAGCCGACCAACGGTTTGTTTGTCAACGGACTTGGCGCGGATGCCATGCGCGTTTAGCCACGCGGTCAAGTCCATCGCATTTGTTGCGGCTTTGACTTGGCCTTTGGTGAGGCGCTGGATTTCGGCATCAATCTCTAGGCTGGCATTGTTCGCCAGTTCCTTAACGCGATGCACCAAGTCAACGTCGAGGCCCACGCCCCGGTCGTTGATGCGCTGATCGAGTTGATACAGACGGCGCTCACTGTCGGGCATTTCGTGCAATACTTCCGCGACGGACAGTTCCGTCCGCACGTCTTGGCGACAATACTCTACTAGCGTATCGAGTTTATCCTTGGTGTTCCACCATGTGTAGCTGCCATCGGCGTTCACCTTACGCGGCCGTGCCATCCGGAGCATAAGGGCCGCGCCGGTCTTGTCCTTCTGTTCTTCAACGCCAAGGACCGCAGCCGCTTGGCCTAGTGAACGGGGCAGACCCATCGCGCTGGCCTGCGCCATCGTGCAGCGCCACTGCTTAATGTTGGTGCGGGGCCATTGATAACGGCCGACCATGATCTCGTTCCAGATTGTGCGCTCGAAGTTGGCATTCCATGCCGAGAGCAATCCGCCTGCTATGATCCAATCTTCAAGGTAGGTATCCATCTCATCGCCCGGCAACCATACCTGCACGTCGTCAGACCACGGGGCCTTGTATGCCATGCACCAGATGTCGGTCGATGGGTCGGAGGCGTACTTATAGACACCTGTCTTGCGGAGATCGACGGCGCTGCGCGTCTCGAAGTCGATGCTGACTACCATAATCTTTCCCTCTTTTTGTCGGTATCACGTTTGCTTTCCGTATAGCTGGCACAAAACATATAGTGCCGTCAACAAAAAAAAGTTCTTGCAATCTATATTCGACTTGTGCCACCCAAGAAGGGCAACAAGAAAGTAGGGAGATTATGAACAACCGTTTTACCGCGTGGAGCGCCGAAGACGACGCCACCCTGATAGGGCTTTACGGGAATAAGCTGACGCACGCGCAGATCGCAGACGTGCTTGGCCGTTCAGTCGAGGCGATTGATGCTCGGCGCAGGAAGCTGGGGCTAAAGCGTGGCGTTGTCATACGCAAAGCGCAAACGCCCGATGATTTCGAAGAGATGGCGAAGACCATGAACATGGCGCAACTCGCTGTTCATTATGGCCGTGTTAGGTCAGTGATCTCTCGCTGGGTAGAAGAACTCGAACTTACGGAGATTGTGGCCAACCCACGCGCAAGGCCGAAGGCTATCCCGCATAACTTCTCTAAGATGGCCCCGACCATGACCCGCGCCGAACTGATGCGGCTGTATAACACCGACCGCCTAACGATTATAGGCTGGCTCAGGGAAGCGGGTATCGCTTGCCAGTCGATCACGGAGCGGCGTGCGCAAAACGCCAAGTCCGCTCCGGTCAAGATTGAGGAAGATGGCACGGTTGCTCGGCGTGAGTTCAATGGCCGCACAAAATTGGTCGCCGCTGAAGCTGCGCGTTTTCTGCGCCGCTTCCATTCGTCAGTCCATCGTGCGGATATTAAAATGTATGAGCATTCATCTCATACATGGGGCGACGTTAAGAACGTACCCCACCGAGGCATCAATCAGTATTATGTCGCAGGCAAAGGCATAATGTGGCTCGATGACCTCATCGACTACGCTACATCAAAAGGTTTTAAAATAAAGGAGTTAACATAATGGCACGTCCAACAAAAATTATTGACGCTAAAGTTGAAGCAGTTCTTGTGAAGCCAGTCGTGAATGAGAAGGAAGCAATCATTGCTTGGCTTCGTTCCGGCAAGATGAATATGTTTGAACGTAACACCCGCTGGTTGGCGGATCGGATTGAAGAAGGGGACCATTTGAAATGACAGACATTGAAGCAAAAGCCTTGGCGCTGGTGCGCGAAGTGTTGACCGAACGCAACCTAAGCGACAAACGCGCAGTGCGCCGTGAGGTTTCCCCGTATACCGAAGCCCTATGCCGCGCCATCGAACAGCACGAAGCCTTTAAGCAAGAGGTGAGCGATGCGGTGGAGGGCGTCCTCCGCACCATCGAAGGGCGAGACGTGTATAATTTGAAATACCCGCTTTCCCGCTTCATCATCTCCAAGCCCAAGCCTGATCCGCTGGTTGAGGTGATAGCGGGTTGGACTGGTGGGACTGTATTGCTGGCAAGCGACCTCCGCGCCGCACTGGAAGCGCGTGGGCTGGAGATACGGGAGAAGGAGTGACCAGAGCGGCGATCAACCCGTTGGTCACTCCTGTTAGCAAGTCACTAAATGCCTGCCCCGAACCAAATAGAGAAATGGTTCTAGTGAGGGCACAATACATGAAAATTAACTGAAAGGAAAGCAAATGACCGACCCAGCATCCGAATGGCAGTCAGGTTATGAAGCTGGTATTGAAGCCGCTATCAAGGCCTTAGAAGCTGACGCCATGAAGTGCGATTGCTTCGCGTTTGAGGATGACGAGTGCGGCTGTGGCGCATGGTGGGATTACAAAACAATTAAGTCAGAACGTGCGGTCGAGATTGTCCGCGCAGTAAAGGGAGAAATGAAATGAAACAGTTCATATCCCGTAGAATAAGGAAGCACTTTGAGTTTGGCTTTGGAAAATATAGGGCCTCAGAAAAGTTCGGCTTCGGTTATTCACGGGTAAAATACGTCAGCCCCGGTAGTCCGAGACTTCGTTGGCATTGGTTGGTTCAATTCGGGAACCGTTATATATGGTTTGTAAAGGTATAATGAAATGATCCGCCGCATCATTAACTGGATGATTGACCGCATGTTTAAAAATGAAAGGGAGTGGTATTAATGAAACAGGTACAAGCAGCACAACTGGCCGAGTGGATTGCCAACAACGCACGGGGCTACACCAACCGGAACGGGAATAAAATTAGAATTGAAGGGACGATTGATGCCTACGATATTTTCGTATACGTCCAGTCGCTTATAAACGACAGAAGCAGGGAACAAATTCAAGCAAACAACGTAGCATCTTATACCGGCCGGTCTATCGAAACCATCACCGGCTACCTAGATGTCAACGCTGCGGTTGAAGGCGGCGACTTTGCAGGGGATTAGTAATGGACAAGATAAGATGGACCGATGATGAACAAAAAGTGGACTTTGTTCCAGTATTCATCATCGGTTTTGAAGAAGACTTTGAGCGCGGCGTAGTAATAACAACCGCCGCGTATCCCCTAATCGCTGAAGCTGGACCCGAAGCCGCGCTCTATGTGATAGACGCGGCGGTAGATATGCTGATGCAGAAGCGCGACCAAATTGAAAAGAGGGATTTGAACTGATGAAATTTAAGACACTGTATGAGGTCGGGTTCACCGACCTCGTGTCCGTTATCCCGCCGAACGCCGAGTTGTCGGCCATGTCTAAAATCCAAGCGGATCAGGCAGGCAAAGCGCCCGGTCGGCAGAATGCGCAGGGCACATGGGGTGGTTACGGCTGGCAGGATTACACGCCGACGCCCAATGATGTTGAGCGGTGGGACCGCAGCCACGCTAATATCGGCTTGAAGGCCAGCAAATATCCTGCGGTTGACATTGATGTTGTTAACGAGGGGCTGGCTAGGGTCATTGGCGATATGGCGGTGAAGGCATTGGGCAAAGCCCCGATGCGTATCGGTCGTTATCCCAAGCGCCTGTTCATGTATCGCACCGATGAAAAGATTGGCCGTATGCAGGTGCGGTTTCGTGACGGCCGGGGCGTCGAGCAGCTTGTAGAATTTCTAGGGGACGGGCAGCAATACGTCATCGCAGGTATTCACCCTATCACTAAGGAGCCATACAGTCTCGATGTGGACTTGGAGGCACGCGGTCCGGCTGGGTTGAAGAAGGTCACGCGGGAAAAGATTGAGCGGTTCTTTGCTGATCTGACGGAGACGTTGGAGATGATGGGCTGCCAGATTATCCACGCCGACAAGACGGCGCAGAAGGCAGTCGAGCGGCAGTCGGTAGATCAGGCTTCGCTCACCGCGCCAAGCGTTGTCCATGTGGCTGCTGCGGTGACCGCTATCCCGAACAAGACCGAACACTTCCCTGACCGCGATGACTATATCCGCATGGGTTATGCCATCAAGGCGGCGTGTGGCCCTGACAATGAGACGGATGCGTTCGAGATTTTCGCAGGCTGGGCCGAGCGTTGGGAAGACGGGGTTAACTCGCTCGATACTATCGAAGCAGACTTTGGCCGTATGCACCCGCCCTATGAGTTGGGTTGGGACTGGCTGGCGGATAAGGCTGCGACCTTTGGCTACAAGCGCGAGGTCGATGAGTTCGATGTGGCGGACTTCAGCGATGAAGACTTCGGCGTGGTGGCCTCGGCTGGCGAAACGCCGATTGAGTATAGCGACATTGCATTGGCGCAGCGCGTTGCTCGGCTACACGTTTCGGATATTCGATACGTTGTGGGCGGCATGGGTTGGGTCGCGTGGGACGGGAACAAGTGGGCCAAGGACGTAGCGAACAAGCATCTGTCCATCGTCCGCAAGGTCTGCGCCCAAGCGTCGGCCGAAGCCTTGGAGAAGATTGAAAGCCCGCAAAAGGGTGAGCGTATCGCGCAGCGTGTGGCATCGTATAATGTGATTGCTAACGTCGCAAAGTTGGCGGCTGTTGAGCCGATGATGCAGGCGACAACCGAGCAGCTAGACGCCGACATCTATATCCTGAACACCAAGTCGGGGATGGTGGACCTAAAGACCGGGGCGTTGCTGGCGCATGACCGTTCACGCATGTGCACAAAATGCACATCGGTCGAGGCGGACTTCAGCAAGCCAGCCCCGCAATGGCAAGCGTTTCTCAATGAGGCGTGCAACGGTGATAGTGAGTTAATCACTTACCTTCAAAGGTTGGCTGGCTATTCGGCTACAGGTTCGACCAAAGAGCATATCCTCGCCTTCGCCCACGGCTCCGGCGGCAATGGCAAAGGAACCTTCCTCGGAGCGATAGGCAATATCCTTGGCGATTATGCCACCGTGGCTAGTGCGGACGTTTTCTTGGCGTCAAACAATCAGCGTCACCCTACAGAGTTGGCGTCGTTGATGGGGGCAAGGCTCGTTCACGCGCAGGAGATTGACCCGTCGCGCAAGTGGGACGAGGCCAAGGTCAAGAGCCTGACCGGCGGGGACAAGATCAGTGCCCGGTTCATGCGGCAGGATTTGTTTGAGTTCGAGCCGCAGTTCACGCTTGTAATCGCGGGCAATACAAAGCCAGAGATTACTAATGTGGATGACGCTATGCGTCGGCGTATGCACCTGATCCCGTTCGAGACTAAGCCTATCCGCAAGGACGTGGACTTGCCGGACAAGTTGAAAGAGGAATACCCGGCCATCTTGGCGTGGGTTATCGAGGGTGCGAAGGCTTGGCTGGAGCAGGGTCTAAACCCACCGAA